CTTCTACAGAATTGATAGTCATGCTGCTTCTCTCATGGTCGCCAATCGTCGCACACGCACCTTTCGTACTCGGCTGGCGCTAACAGCCATCAAAGTGCTAGTCGTTGGGATCGTGCTATCATATCCAAACATCCTAGTGACGCCCAACTCCACAGTCACTTCGCCGCGCGCCAATCGTCGCGTCAAGCCATCCGCCAATCCTAACATATCATATACATAGATCGCAGGCGGGATTGTTACCATCACGTCAGCCGGGACTTGTAGCTGCCAGGTATTGCCTCCAACCCGGATATAGTTATTGTCAGATGTCGCTCGAAGCACGACCGTTGCCGCGCTAGGCGCGATCCGCATTTCCATCTGGAACGCTATTCCTGTTAAGTCTATCGGGTCGCCGCTTTCCTCATCCTGATACTCCAACCCATCCAACCACACTTCGTTATTGGCAACCGCCATGGTCATGATGACCGGAGGCACCCAAAGTAATTTCGTCGTCATGAGACTGGCCAGCCCGTTGTCGGTACGGTGTAGATGACCAATTGATCGAAGGTCATGGTATCCACATTAGCACATAGCTGATTGCTATAATCCCGAGTGTTATTGATACGTTGGAACATAGCAGTCGCCGCATCGTAATCCGGTCCCGAGGTTTGCGTAGCGAGTACATGTAGCGCATTGTTCTGCGCGTAAGGAGGAGCCCACGTTGTAATATACGAAGCCGCATATGCATTGATATTTTGTTTGGTGATATTACGGAGACCGGCAGTAACATATGTTTGGGAACCTCGTGTAATGACAACATCATTCAGCGGCATCTGATCCGCTGTAAACGACCCATCATCAAATTGCATGATGTTCTGATAGAACCGCGGATCAGGTCGCTGTGCGAAATTTATCGGCATGGTTCACCTTGGATAGTCTGTACTGACTTGTCCGATTGATATATTAACTGGCTGCCAATTATTTCCATTGCCAGACCAGTCCTTGCCTAGAGTGGTAGTCGTCGCGGCGCTGCTATCAGCCCAGTTCAAGTAACAACCATTGATCCCCCAAGCGCCTGAAAAGTTTTTCGGCTTCATAACGCCACCCGATTGAATAGCAAATTTATCCCAAGTAGGCGCTAGCCCATCAACGAATTGTATTTCAGCCATCAGCATCGAGCAGCCATACCAGGACCCAAGGTCATCTGAGTCCGCTCCTATACAATGTGGGCGAGTAGAGTTGACCGCGCCGTTCCCGGAGATTGGTCCTTGAGATACAAGGACTGTATCCACGGTGCAGGAAATGTGCGCCCCATCAGCCGTCAACAACCAATGATGCCAGATCATATCATTCATCGTCGGATTGGCGAATGACCCTGCACCTCCCGGCGCGACTGGACCGGAGGAGTTGTTCCAGAACAATCTGAAAAAGTCTCCGTAATCGCCGCGCGAAAACTCTGGTCCAGTATAGTCTGACCCCGATTGCCCACCACCCGCCGAGAACGGCACCTGAGATATATTCCCGCCATTAGTTAGATTGGTACGCTTCAGGAACATACTCATCGCCCAAATCTGGCGATTGGTATTCATCGATGGACTACGCCGCAGCATCGACATCGTATTCAGCGGTCCAGGGAAATAGTTATTGAAAATAAATTCCAAGGACTTTCCGACCACAACTGGAACTGTTACGACCGGAGCGCCGCGCGACCCGATGAGTTGCCAGTTAGTTCCGTCAAAGATCAGAATGACGATCTGTCCCGCGACCAATCCATCAGGCAATCCTAGCGGCGTACCATCAGGATGAACTACATTGTGTATCGGGAAATTGTTTGGAATAAAGTCAGTCGGACCATTGATGTTATTCGCCAGCTTGATCTCGACTGTGCGCCCTTCCTTAATATCCGCGAGCGGCGGAGAATACGCACCGAGCAAATGATTGGCATTCGCACTCGTGTCGCGAACGTAGGGAATGTCAACCTGATAGATCGTAGGAGCGCCAGGAGACGAATCACTGACGCCAAGATTTTGAAGTTGAAAATAAGTCCCATCGCAAACCAGCGTAGCAATTTGCCCGGCGACAATATCGCCAGGATGAAGTTCCGCGCCATCGCGCCGCTTAACAGCTGTCGAGTTAACTGATCCCACCGCTATTGTTACAGGTCCAGTATTCGTGTGCGCGACTAAGACCCGGAGCGTCAACCCGCCGCTATACGCAGTGATTGGCGGTCCCGCAATAGTCACTTCCAATTGATTGAGCGGACCCGTATCGAGGCAATACTGTAGCTTGCCATCGCGAATTGACTTTGCGAGTTGGTGTAGGTCCAACTCATTCGGGACCTGCTGCGCATCTGTAATCGTGTTTACGATTTCCCGCTGCGGATGCTCCATAGCTTCCGCTGGAGGAATTGATCCTTTGCGCGAAATGTTAGGATCGCCATTTATGTACGAGGCGTCAGGCAGTACTGTGCCCGGTGGTCCGAACGGCGGAACATATTTCATAGCCTAGTCCTTATGGTGTCCCGGCGTAGGAGTCACCGGTGGAGATGCTACTAACGTCCATGATCACTTCTGTATGCGCAGGCTTCCAGCGCTGAAGCAAACAAATCAAATCATCGGGCATTTCCATTTCCAAATGATGATCAACTCCTAACTCCCCAGATGTCGCGCGGAACCAAGTCAGTAACATATTGGATACGTGGACTGTCCAATAGAAGCGCATGTCCTCGGAGCCCACCTGCCAGAAATAATCTAGCAACTCGGGATGATGTCCCGGAGTATCATTCCAGTATTTCATTCCTCGTGTATCACCGACTTGCGACACACCGCACATGAATGGGGAATATTCACTGATGATTATATCGTACCCCAACCACTTCGCGACACCAATGAAGAAATTTCGATCTTGCGCGCCGAGCAAAGTGATCTTCAGAACTAGGATAGCGCGGCGCTGATCAAGTGTAATAGCTTTAGGGAAACAAGGATCAGGAAGTCCCCAAGCCTTCTCCCATGAATCTAACATCTCAAACGTCGTGCGCGGATCAGTTTCAATTTCAAGGAAATCTGCCGCGCGTCCATCAACGTATCCAAATATATTCGCGAGACCGTTGACCAGCCGCATCAGCGTGGTCCACTCCTCTCGCGGCCACGCTGGTCCCGTAGGTAACAGATCGGCTAGCGCCTGAGCATAATCCTCACCAGTGCGCCGGATATGTCGATCAGGCTCCAGCATAAATAATCGACCCTAAAATTGGTAGGTGGCCGGGTGTCGGCGCAGCCACAGTCTCGAATTGTAGTTCATGATGGGCTTCGCCCATAGCGTTGCTGATTGCGGAATCAACCCACGAACGATAAATAGTCGCGCCTGGAAATGATTGTTCCAAGAACATCTCGCGCATTTCACTTTCGATGGATGCTCGCGTCTCCGCGTTATCAGTCGCCAGCCCGCTGACATGCATGTCGATGGGAAACGGAATAGGAGCGACCGTGAAGCAATCCTTAACTGCTACGGGACGCTTCGCATCAATCCACTCCGCTACCATCAGAACATCTTCGTCCAGCGGCACCCCGTTATTATTCGCTCTGATAATATCCATCATGAAACGAATAGACACTGTACCAACGCCCATGGCATTAGCCTCAGCCCATGCTCGCGTCACTCCGCTAACTTCCAGCGCCCAGTGAACATAGTCTTCCTGCGAGCCTCCCATCGGTGGCTGCTGTATTCTTTCCAGCACGCGCATCCGGAGATCATCATCAGTCTCCGTATCAGCGCCACCTTGAAAATCATCCTTAGCAACCGCCTCGCCATCGACCCCGGCAATCGCTGTATCAAAATGCAAAACGGCGCCAACTATAAGATTGCCAATCGCTCCCGGATCAAGCGCCCTTACTCCCACATCGGAGCCAGCGCCCGAAACTGTAACAGCTGTTAGCGTCTCGAATGATATTTCATCAGTTGATAACGTCGCTGCTGCCGGCACAATCATACCTTGCGTGCCGGTCACAGTTACAGTCCCGCTAGCGAACTCCGATGACTTGCGGCCGCGCGTACCATCCGCATTTGTCAACCAAAGCGTACCATGTCGATCCAACCACTCCGTCTCAGCCGTATCCGGCATTATTTGTTTGGCGAGCCAATCAATATAACGTAACACGAGATGCGCGAGACCCGAAGTCGCATCCGACATAACCCGCAGCAACGAGTTGCCGAGGGTCATTGCCGCATTGAGCGCTGTTAGAATTTGTTGTTTTGAAATCTTCACAGTCGCCATAGCGCCGGCAATGCCGTCGCGCGTCATGGCGCGTATATCTCGCAGACTAGGTGTAGACCAGGGCATCAGTCTAATTCCGGCGGTGAGTAATACGGATCTTGCCAAGCGACCGTTCTGATCTCATCCCACAAGTTCTGGAACTGTAACGCAATCGCTGGAAGCGGACCGCGATACATTGTGAATGTTACTCGAATTGTTTCCATATCAGTACGCTCAGCATCTACATCGACCCGCGTACAGACCCCTTGATCTATGAATGGTTGTAACGCTTCGCGCGTGTACATCTCCGCGCGGCCCAGCGTAGAACCTATGCGAGCCTCTATGGGCGCGATCTTGGCTCGCATCAACTCCCAAAGCCGCGACCCGATTGGCCAGCCGTTGTAAAGCAATTCCGCATCTAGGTCTCCCCACCATCCGCGCCGGTCCACAACTCCATCCGGACCTATCAGGTCAGGCAAATCGTCTTCCGGCTCCGCGATGCGATCCGTACCAATAGCAATCAGCAAACTGGTAGCTAGCTCTTGCGTCTCATCGAGCGTGCCCATAGGCTTTAGCAAGATGTCCATCGACACCAACGGAGCTAGCGTTACAACGTTGATGATACGAATGTCGGCCATCGTTCATCGCATCCATGTTATGTAAACCGCAGGCGGACCCGGCTTGAAGTTGGCGGTAGTTGCTCCAGTAACGTCTACCGCCACCGCCGCACCGCCATCTGGTAGACCTGTCAAAAATTTCGGTCCTGAAGCAGCAAGGACTTGTTGCGCAGGAGTTAACACAGCCCCAGTGATAGGATTAAAATGCGTAACGATACCGGGAGTGGAAGCACTCACGCCGGCAACATACGTCCCGACTTTCGGACCTTCGTTGATGTCACCACCGAAAGACGCGGGTGAACTCTGTCCTGCGCCGCCTCCTATCAAATAATTTTGCAACGGAGCGCCAGCCGCATTGAATGTCGAGCCAGGAAACACGAAGCCACCCGGCTGGTTGCCTGATGCAACCCCGCAAAAACTTTGGGCTGATGTATCGACAGTGATACTAAATCGCCCACCACCTATACAACCAGTAAATAATTTTTCACAATACCCACCTGCGCTTCCTGCTCCAGCAGCGATGGCTCCGAATGATCCCGGCGCAGACCCTTGACCAACTAATTGAAACAATGCGCGCGGATACCCCACCGGCATAATGACTGAGTTAGTTTGCGATGTAGTAAATTTCTGAACGAATTGTTGATTGATATAGTCTTCCTCTCGCCACACGCCATTAGCATCAGCATAATAATGGACAACGTCCCCGGCAAACATCGTGCGATCCGCCTTACTCAAATTAATGAGATGGGCTGGATCGTGATGAACAATTATATTCCCATCAAAGCGACACCGCTTCTCGACCAGCGTTCCGGGACCTAGCGAAGTGATCGTAACCGTCGGCGCAGTTAGTCCTGGACCTACTACATGAATTCGATTTGAGTCAACGCTATCGAGATCAGTCAGCGCGGCCGCAGTGATTGGTAACTCCGGCGCATTGCCCATTGCCGCTCTGATTTTGATTTTCGACATTAGGATGGCAACGACTTGTGATGCTTAGCTTCGCCGGTAACAGTAACAACATTTTGGGCGTCTTGTTCGTCTGCTGACTTCTCCATCCCGGTAAGAGTAATACCACCTTGATCGGTAGGATGAACTGTCTCAACCACCGAGACCTTCTCATCATCATTCGGCTTCTTAGTCTTAAGCGTCGTGCGGATCGCGTTCGTATCAATGCTGTTGATAGCGTCGTGCATTTCGGTCTTTGACTTCCACGTCATATCGTCTCCGTTCCAAGCCTGATGCGGAGCATTCCAAGTTAAGGTCCCCGTAGTCGTCCAAGTGATGCCGTCCATATCCATGACCATGGAGGAGTAGATGATCTTGGGATCATCCTTGTCCATGATCTCATGTTTGATCTGCGGCTTGTACTCGTCTTCGTCCTTGTACTTATCTTTATTACGATGCGTGACTGTAAAAGATTTACGGTCGAAATGCACCGTAGCCATCACATCATCTTTCATATCTGTCTTGTTAGCTTGTATATCCCTCATCGGATTGAGCGGGTCTCCCTTATCCTTCTTCATGATCCGGAAATCGAGTACCAGATCATGCGGAACGGAAGCATTGATACCAGCGCGGGTTATATGAACCTGCTGACCCTGCTCGTCATATATCATTAACTCGCCATTCGCCAATCCCAAAATCCGGTAGCGACGATCATCCGCTGCTATAATGACCATGTGCGAGCGAATGCCGCCGATACAACCAACAATCTCCTCAAGGTTCCCGAGTTTGTTCTCAACGTGCGGAACGGACGTCAAGAACGGGAACTGAAATCGCTCGACACCAACGCGGCTTTCGTCCGCTAACAACTCGATGTCGTGTTCTTGTAATAGTTTTGAATCGTCTACCTTCTTGACCAGTATCGCCCGCGCCAGCATGTTATAGATGCGAGATGCCATATCATATGGAGTTGATCGCATTCGCGCATCCTAACCTGATCCTGCTTTCGCCGGTTGTGGCGGCTTCGGTCCTGGTCCATCGTATCTAATTTGCTTCGTGCCTAGTCTACTTACCAAATGCAAATTCGACAACGACCCTTGCTCATTGTCTTGAGTAAAGACCACGCGCTGAATATACAATTTAGTTTTAAGCATCAGCATCGGAGAATCAACAGTCACTTCTCCGCCAACTTTCCAAAGCGACCCGCCGTCAGCCTGCCATCCATAAACAACTATATCAGCCGAGATGTTCTCGTTGTGTATCCACAAATTTTCATAATCCAAACGACCAACTGATTCCTGAGTGGTCATCCTCCTATCACCGAGAAGCAAATATGGCTTGTATCCTTTCACATCGGGGTTATCCGCGTGCGCCGCTCCTTGCGCCGCTCGTCTCCCCCAGTAAGTATCAGAGCCATTAATTTGCCCGTAACTAATGGTTGTAGGAAATATGGTTGTGTCTTCGATCCGACAAGTAGCTGATTGAATATTTCTTCCCTCAACTAAAGAGCCTCCACCACCACTATCAGGCTCCGCCAAAGCAATCAGCTTCCCATGCTCATCATCAAATAAAGTGATCCCTCGGGACCGCGCCAATCGTCCTAGAAAATTAAAAGTGGTCTCACTCGGATTGACCTGAGCATCATCAATCGGCTTCTCAGACAATTCGGTAGACCCGCGCATTTCCACGCCGCCAACCTTTTCCAAAACCTTATCCGCAATCGCCTTCCATTTCTGATTACGAAATTGCCCGCCGCCAATATCCTTCATGCTACAAGACATATCAGAAATTCTTCCCGCAGTCGATTTACCAGAGAGCAAAACATTATGCTGAACCGCATTGTAATGCGCGTTACGGCAATTCACTACTCCAGTCAGGAATAGCTCACCAGCGAATTTAATCGAGCACTCATCACCCGGCTTAATCTGTAACGTGGACCAATTCGGAGATGAGCTACCACCGGAAGACGAGACAGCCTCGGTAGCTAGGAAGGCGAACTCTCGCATTGATCCAAACTCAGCAGTTCCTTGTATCTGTTCCCACGCGCGGAAAACAGAACTCCCAACCTGTAACTCAACGGTCTCCTTTCGCTTAGGCATTTACTACACCGTAAGCAAGCGACCTTCGACCGGGCAAAACGCCGGGTGTACGATCTTATTCTCATTGACCAGTTCGGTCACTCGCATATCTGTATCAAATCCTTTCGTGCGCGTCGCATCTGGATAGCGCCAGTTCGCTAGCTTCAAGGCAGGATACGGAGCGGCTGTTAAATACTGAATGATAGTCGGCAACGGTCGCGCCCGCTGCGTCATATCGTGTACCATTGCCGCTTGTAAGGCTAGGACTTCGCGATATGTCGCCACATCGCCGCGATCCGCCAAAATTTCAATTGTCGGTGTAAACCCACTCAGCATCCGTTGCAAATACGAATGGACATCATCTCGACTAGTGAACGTAGTGTTCGCTGTTATCTGTACCAGCGCTGATAACAAATAAATTATACACGCATCGTTACAGGCTTGTCCTGGTAAGGTAACGATGGTTTGCTTATATGTATCATTCAATACCCGATACATATTATCAAACGTAGCTCCCGCCGCTATCGCGGTGGCTACAATATCGAGGAGCGCATCGCCAATGAGAAGCCCGTTGTTGAGCGCATCGCCCCGCAAAAGCGATTCAGCATTAGTGTAAACGTCGTTTGATTTCCGGCGCACGTCCGATAACGCTCGTCCAGTCTGCGCTCCGGGTACAGTCGTGATAATCGCCAGCGCAAAAAACTGAACGACCGCCAGCGCCTCTTTCATCTCGCTCGCGGTCATTGGTTGAATGCCTGTACTTGTGAGTTCAAGTTCGCAGCTGCTAGAGAGGAAGCGCTGCCAGCAGATTGCGTAGCGGCGGAAGCAGTCGATTGCGACGGAGAGGAGCCACCATCGGAACCAGCCTCCACAAACATCATTTCAAACGTACAATAGCCTCCTCGTTCTCGCGTCTCTGTCACGGTGTAGTTGGTACAGATAACTTGCATCGGCTTTAACAGCGGATGAATTAACTGACCGGGACCTTCCTGCTCCAAAGCGTCAGTCAGCGCATCGCGCGGTCCAATATAGTTTGGACCAATCAGGTAGCCGGTGACCGGGTGCTGAACCGCGCGCCTCCCCAGGTCTTCCGCGTAAGGCGTATCACGATGAGGATACTGGTGGAGCGCCACGCGCCTACCAGAATTGCGGCCATCGCTCTCAGCGTAAAAGATCGCGCCTCGAAACGAGGCTTGCTGATACTTATCACGCCATGGATTAGATGGCATACCATATTGTGTGCGACCAGGCATTAGTTATCAAACCCATCATTGAAAGCAGTCTTCTCCATTTGGAACGCGCGTCGTCGCCTCACTTCGCTTTGTTTGAACAATCCGTGGAAACCAACAGCGGTCTTCGTTCCGGGAGGCGCGGCAATATCCACCTTCAGTGTGGCCGCGCCTTCGACCTTCTGATTGCTGAGTGCCTCAGTAAGCTGATCGGCGCTAGGCATCAATTGCGGCTGCTGGACCAAAACATTCCTGAGTGTATCATCATCTTGTTTCTGATTATTTATAGCAGCATCAATCATCCGCATCGTCTCATCAGCCGGAGGTTTGATATTGCTTAATTGTTCTACTGTACCTTGCTGTAACCTCCTCGCCGCTTCGCCTGTCTTAGTATCTTGTTCCAATCCTGGCTTGCTATATGATTCCGCCGCATCCTTCAAACTACCAAATGGATCGCCTACTTCATCGCCCGGCTGTACCACTCTATCAGCCGCGGCCTTTATATCTTCATTTGATCGCTTCACATCGGCTGTAGGGTCTTTGAAACCTAAGTCTTTGCGCCCTTCTGCGCTCAATACATTACGCGAGAACCATTCACCCAAACCTTCGATGATACCTTGCTTGGCGCCATCCTTAACGTCATCGCCCGTAGCGGGAGGCTCCGTATATTCGACATTGCCTGACGCTGGATTAAATTTGAATGGATCAGCTGCCGGTGCCGGAGGGGTTGGCGGGATTATGATTGGTTGAGCCCCAGTCGGCACTCGCGTGATTGCTGGTGGCTCCTTTCCGGCCTCCGTCTCTCCATACGATGACCAAGCTTCCCTACCAAATGGATCAGCTGCTCCTCCAGCTTCATTCGTCGCTGGTCCTTGGAAAGCCTTTCCAATCCACTTGTCAATCGGAACATCAATTTCATGAGTAGCAGTTCGCCGCTTAACCTGTCCTGTAGTCGCCAGATCAATCATTTCCTGACCAGCCCGGATCAGGGATGGAATAGCTCCACCGGCAGCATTACGCTTCTTCTGCGCTTCGCGTTCCGCCACTGGATCAGATAGAGCCGGACCTAACTCTGGCGGAGGCTTCAGATTGCCTTCCTTGTCTACGGTCGTGTCCTCCTTCGGGAGCATCGCTGCTAACAATTTACCAACCGGAGAGTTAAGGAAGCGATCCGCAATCTCCGGCAACTTTTCAAAACCAGCAGTCATCCCCTTCATCATATCATTGATGCCTGGGATCAGCTTCTCCATAGCCGATGAATAAAATTTATCCCAACTAGTCCAGAAGTCCGCCATCGTCGCTTTCAGTCTCTCAGCCTGCGCAAACTTAGCGGCCGCATCCGGGTCGTCCGCCATAGCTCGCTTGCGGTCTTCCGCCTCTAACAGTTGAGGCACCGGCGCACTTGTATGGAGCCAATCACGAGCAAATCTTGATGCCAGCGCCGGATTAACATTTTGTAGCTGTCGAAGTTTATCTAACAAAACACTAAGATACTTTTCAGCATCGCCTGCTTTAGAGGCGGAAAATGCTTTAGCAAATACATCACCCAGTCCGGCGTTCTCCCACTTCTCTCGCACCCCATCGACTTGCTGACCAATCTCTAACATATCATCGGCAATACCCTTAAAGTTCTTGAGCCCACCTTCAACGCCCACAGATCGCAAGGCGCGATCCCAGTTGGTCGCTGAACTCGCGGACATGTTTAGAACCGCAGCTGTATCTTTCAAATCAGAAACCCCATTCGCATAATCTGATACAGCCTTGGTCAATCCGATTACTGAAGCAGCGGTGAGTCCTGAAGCTATCCCGAAGGACGCCAGCGCAGGCTGAGCAAACTCAGTGATTGATTCACCAAAACCCTTAACCGCTCCGCTCATCCCCTTAAAATGAGCGGTTGTTTTTTCCGGGTCAGCTTGCTTCTGAAAATCAGCAAACTGCCGTTGCATTTGCTTCAATGGCGCGCTGGTCTCATCGACCAGCCTAGCTACCATTCTTAATACTGCATCGTCAGGCATTAGCTACGGTCCCGCGTTGCGGATATTTCTTCAATCAGGCGATTGGTATAAAAGACGTCACGATTCAATTCGCTGAGCGGCTTCCTAAGAAATACATCTGGCGCAACTGCGTAATACTTTGCCAATTTGTAACAATTCAAAATCATAGTTTCCCCAAGTCGGGAAGAAAAAAAATTTGAACTGCTAAGCTACATGTAGCCCAGTCGCGTGCGCGCATCTCCAAGATATTCTTTGGGCTTATGTTAGCGAGGCGCGCCATCATCAGCGTCATCTTCTTGGAATCAATGACCGGGAGCGGAGGCCATCCGCGACTAAAGTCATTACTAACAGGATTGCCTACAGCATCGATGTCCATCGCTGTAGGTTCCCGAAATACAAGAAAGGTCGTGGTAGGACTCATGTGTGTTTGAATTGGCCGTCCCAACTCCACCTTAACCTCGCTGGGCAGATCGTCACTGGGGCGTGGCTCCTCGGGAGGCGGTGGAGGAGGAGGAGACGCTGGCATGCTCGCGGCGCGCGGTGGCTCCGCCGTGCCTACTGGTCCGGTCGCACCGCGCGGTGTTACGTGTTCGTTCATGAAGTCATCTCGCTACAATTCATCCCTTCCCACCGGCAACGAGCGAAGCCTTCACGCGTGTTCATTTCTATTCGTCCCGCCTTCCACGCGTTGCGCAAGACGTAGGAGTGCCCGTTGATCAGGTCCGCTTGGATGGTAGCGTCGGTGACCAACTCGACATCCTCCCAATTGATCGTCGGGTCTAAGCTGATGTCAGCTTCGATGTACGGGACAGTTGGTAATTCTTGATAACCATGCACCCTGTCTTGACCAGCAAGGCCGGTGCGCTCAACCCGACCAGGATTAATTGTTAGGTTGCCCCGCAGAGCAATCGGCGCTCCATTAGTGAACAGGAAAGCTGTACCAGCGATAGGTGTACCCAAGTGAACCTCCTACTGTTGAGCTGTGTTAGTGATCGATCAGGCCGCAACGAGCGAGTCAATCGACCTATCATACTGCAACCTGAACTGACCCAAAACTGCAAACACGCGCAATTGGTTGATGATATCAGGAGGAAACAGAACATCAAGCCTGTTTGGATCTTGGACGTTCCGTTCCACAATCAAGTGCGCCTTAAACTGGCGCGCGTTCTCGACCAAGCCGAGATATTCCTCATACTCATAGTATGCGATTATCTCAGCCTTGATGATCTTCGGTGATACAGCGGCCTGACCGGGTCCCAGTCGTGTATCATCATCGCAGAGTTTATGGCGTGGGAACTTAGAGGTGATATCCGCCTTCAGATCGCGGAACAATCGCGCCAAGGTCGCCAGAGTTGTTAGGACCTCATATGCATCGTCAGGCACGCCATACTCATTGAACTGGTAGGTCGTGGATTCACGAAGGATGATCGGAACCATTTGCGATCCGATCTTTTGCCGCGCCATCCCCCACATGTTATTGTTCTCGGACATCGAGAAGCGAGTATGTAGAGGAGCGGGCCAAATTTTCTGAAGGCCCAAAGTCTGCAACGGTCGCGCCGGGTCAGCGTTGAACCCGCGTGCGCCCATCGAGCAATAGGCCGCGCACCATTCCCAGATTGGCGACGGTGAATCAACCTCAACCGCCATCACTGATAGAACCGGGAAGTTGTTGTCCTGTGCCCAGATGATATGATCAGCATAGGTCCCGCGCCGCGCCAGGAAGCACATTCCATATTGCTCCCGGAGCCATGACCACCGGCCATCCTCGAAGCCATACTCATAGTTCCAATCGAGCATAGTGTTTGTATCGGTAAACGGCAGCGCGACATATTCAAAGTTCGCCTCGCCCAGATTGGCGATCGCAGTAGAGCAATCAGGCACGCCGCTCCCCATGCCAAGCTTGCCGCCCAGATTGGACGGAGTGTTAGGATTGGAGAATGTAAGCGTAACACCGGGCGGATAAACCTCACCACCGCGCGTCCCGAGATAGTTGGCGCGCAGATCAATATCATTGCCTGTAATGCCGGCCCACTTACAGGTCAACGTAATAACGCCGACAGCTGGAGTAGCGGTCACCGGGAGAGATGTCAGCGCATTGATCGCCACTGATAGGTTAGCAGCGATAGCGGTTTCATCATCGTCCTGAAGAACTCGGATTTGAACCTTCTGTCCAGCGATATAGACAACGAGCGTTCCCGCGTCAGTCGCTGGAGTAGCTACTGTGATAGTTCCATGCGCCGCCGTTCCAGCTGACGGTTCGGCAATCGGCAATCCCCAGACCAGCGTAGAAAAATTATTGTCGAAGAAGCGATTGAACATTGACTCAAGCATCGACCCGGCGCCAAACGCGGCAGTGGCCTGCGCCTTCGATCCGATTGGAACAGGAACGTCCATCGGTGCCTGTCCGTCTAATGGGTGACCAACTATCAGTCCGGTCAATTGAGCGATACCGAGACCAGCCATGCTTGGATCAACTTGCAACCAAAACAGTGGCATGCGCCATGAAACGGGAATATCCATAGAGATTGGCATTTGATAGCTCCTGCTGTTAGGTTGCTAACATTCAACCTGCTGATTTATTGCTTGGGTGGTTGGCTAGTCGTCGCCTGTGGCTGTTGACCCGGAGGCTTAGGCGCGGCTGGCTTAGGCGCGGCTTTGACGTCGCCTTCTACCACCTTCACATCGCCATCTCGAATACGCGCGAAGGTGAAGCCATCCCTCGGCCAAGTGGCTGGCCCCTCGGGAGGGAAGCCGCCAGCTGTGGGATGCTTCAACCATTTGCGAAGCTTCTCAGCCGTCATGTGCGGCCGATCCTCCGACTTGAGCGGATGGTTGTCGTTGGGAACGACTTTGAGCATCGGTCGATGTTTGTTCGGCATGACGAACTCCTCTATGGGGAATGTGTGATAGCTGCGTATGAGATCGTGACTGTTTGATCAACGATCAGATCGACAAAGTCCAGAATGATATCAGCGTTGCTGAGCCCAACTGTCAATCCGCTGACGATGATATTCCCGCCGCCATCTCGAATACGCGCCTCAACCAATGTACCGGGAACTATCGCATGACCGGACTTTGGCATACCACTCATTGTAATCGTACCATTCGCTTCAGTGAATGACGGACTATCCAGAGTGATTGTTACCGCGACGGTCGCTACACCGGCATTTCCAATTTCCATAAACGCAGCTTCGATGTTGCCATCTATCGCGGCGATGATAGCTTGCATACGCGCAGACTTCAAAGAGTTAGCGTAGCTAGCCATCACACTACATTCCCGGTCATGCTAACGCTATCCGGCGCTTCAACTACATTCATGTTACCAACTGCCCCACCAAACAGTTCCCATTGCCGATAGATTGTCGGCGGGAGCGGCTTGCCTTCGCCCGGAACTTGCGGCGCTGGCTTCGCGATGATGCCCAACGTCTTGAAGTAATCGTTGATGGTTGGCAAGAACATTATCTGATGCATGAGGAACGAGATTGATTGACGTAGCTCGCATACATTCGTTTCATGGATCGTTGAAAAACTCGGGTTCTGTCTGCGCATGTTCGAGAAGCCGCGCACCTGCTTTAAGAACTTTGGATCAGTCAGTAATACGTTCTCAACCATATCCATAGTCGCGTTCAACTCGATTAAATCTTCATCCTCCACGCTACCGGCAATCACAAGCGAAAAATAGAACGTCATTGTAGGTTCAAATTTTGGCGGACCTGCCGTCGGGTCTCCCCAATACGGCATATCGGTATCTGCCGTCATCATCATACGTGGTAGGTCTTCCGCATTGACAACATAGAGCGGAGTTTGCGCGAGCGTCTTAATAGTAGGGATTGCCTGGACACGCATCCACGCTTGATCAAACAATGCCTTACAGTCAATTGGCATTTGTTCATTCGATCTTACGGATGTTCATTACGAGACCGCCTTGGCGATCTAGCGATGTATCTGAAACCCGATAGGTGCCGGCAGGGATTTGATCGTCACGCCAGTCCGCGACATCGACATATATCTGATCGCCTTCCGCTGGCGGCACGACTACCTCCGCCAGTCGAATACCAAAGGTGGTTTCCTGATCCGAGAACACCGACCCATTATCAAGCATGAAGTTAGATGAGCGCGATGTTAGAACGGCGCGCACTTGATAGGGCGGCTCACCCGGTTGAGACACCGCAGGGATGATGGTGATTGGTCGCGCAAATGCCACCATCCCTGCGCGGAGCGCCGTGTCACTAAAGTTAACAGCCAAGAGTGTTAGGCTGCGCTTGGGTTCAGTCGTACACGTCCGACTGACGACGGATTGGCGGCTGGCTCCGAGGCGTATCCAATCAGCGTGCCGGCGCCAATGCTAGCTTGCTTCGACCCGACTACCCAATTGATAGGTACACCGACTGTCCAAGCTTCCGCCGAGACCTTCGGCAACTCGAATACGCCGGTCACCTTGACCGCAACCGGCTGACCAATCGCCGCAGTGAACGTAGCCACACCGACCAACTTGCCGACAACTACCAGATCACCACTGGTAACTGCAGCGGGAGCCGCGACGGTGATAGTGGAACCGTCTTGAATATAGTTCTTCATAGCTGCTCGATCCTTCTATCTGAGCGGTTGAGACTTCTCCTATCAGGTTAGGCGCCAGCGTTCTTGTAGAGACCGCGCCAGTGTAACGCCTTCACGCCGGCATCGATGCGTACCTTGAACTCCGCACCATCCGTGGTCCAGCCTTCGCGCTGATCCATGAAAGGTGTCTCAACGCCATCGAGGTAGGTCACCTCGACTGTATCTGTTTGCTGAGGATCAGAGATCATGTACCAGGCTGTGCCGTTCAACCGCGAGTCAGTGATTGGCGTTGCCACGCCGCGCACTGGGTTGCTGATCTGGCCGGCATCTCCGGGGATGCGCTCTGACGTCATGACGGTGTTCATGGTCATCGCGTACTCGGGAGGCGTCAAGGCGAATTTCGGAACAACGCCAACTGCTGTACCAATCCCTTGATCGTCCGTCTGTCGCGCCATGGCTGCGCGCGCCGCGCCCACCGATGTAACTGAAGGAGCGGCGGGAGTAGGAGCGATATTGCCGTGGGCTACCGCGAACAACGCGACACCATCCTGCATTACCGGATTGCCGTTGATGATCGCATAGACCAGATTGCCGATGGTACGTTTGGCGCCTCGTCCCATCTTGCGCGGGACGCGATTGAAGAAGCCAAGGTCATCGTTGACAATCGCCTGCCGAGTGATAGCAAACATCTTGCCATAGGTCGCGATCTGCACCGAGGTACCAGTATCAGCGATGGTCCCGTATTTGTACTCGCCTCCCTCCTCGACTTTATCGAGACCAGGGAACAACCCGAGATCAATGCGAGCAATCGGCCGGAAGTCCGTCGCTGTACCCTTGCCGGTCCACAGCGGGAACGTCTCCTCAATTTCCTCGTAACCAATCATCATGGCCCGATGCGCAACGTTGCCGAGGATGTTCCCGAAGTCACTTGTTGAATGGTAGCCGGGACCTTCAGCACGGACGCTGAATGCATGACCAATCATAGTCATGCGATCCATCGCACCGCTCTTAATGTTGCGCAGTTGTAGAGCGGAGCGCGCCAACTCGCTCAGCGTCAATCCGCTGAACTCATTCCGCTCACCGCCAGCCATGTTCGCGCGGGCCATGATGCCTTTGCTAACACCCTGGACCCACTTCTCCAAATAGTCTACCGTGACGACCGGATTGTGGTGATCGATGTCCGGGTTGTTCGGATTGTTAGGAGCGGCATTGACTTCGTTCCATCGCGCAAAAATCTTGTCGCGAGCAACGTCCAACGTCACTCCAGAACTCACTAGCTCCTCCGCAAACTCAGACGGAAGCCTCGCGGCACGTACATGCTGAGTAATGCCGGCGACCCGCGCACGTTCCGCCGCTAT